AATGTCATATCATTTAATGAAAAAAATGGTATTAAATTTATATTATTCTCAATAGAATTAGTGATATTTGGTATTTTTGCCCATGTTTCAAATGATAAATTTTCTAATTCACCCGAGGTATGTTGTTTTATTTTTTCGTTTAAGTTAAATATAAATATTTCATTAGGCTTAACTATATATTCTTCTTTTATAGTGGTTATTGTTTCATCCGACGTTAAATGATATATGTTATAAATAAAATTATTAGGTAGAGACGTGGGTGTTAAAGTTATGTTATGGGTTAAGTTAGATATTATATAGTTTGTATTATAATATAGTGTATCATTTTCGGTTAATGAATCTATTAAATCTTCGTCTTTTATTGGGTTTGCTGCGACTGATAAACTACTATTAATTAAATCGTGTATTTTAGGGGTTACATATTTTAAATATTGTCGTTTATCATAATCGCGTGAATAATAACTAATAATATTATTATAAAAAATATATGTTGACGGAGTTTTTTCTTTAATATTTAATACAAATGTATAGCCTCTATCTATATTGATTGTTATTGATTTTTGAGTTTTATTTACATAATTATTATCTTGTTTTATATATGTTTTATTTAAAGTATAAAATGCATATTCGTAGGTATAATTATCATCGTTATTTAAGTTAAATTTAAATGGATTTGTATATGCATTGCCAAAATAACTGAAACTATAAAAATTATCAAACTTTAATATTTCTGAAAAATCATCTATTAAGATTTCTTGATTATTTTCATTAAAAAATCTAAAATTTAATACACCGTCTACAACATTATCGTATATAGTATATTTCTTAATTACTTTATTTATATATGAATCTTTATTTGTTACAGCTTCATTATTTACAATAACAGTTGCTAATTGATGTATAGAATATGAATCTAGATTATTCATAAATTCTTTAGCAGCTACATCAAACTTAAATGTGGTTACTTCGCGTTTATTGTTCATGAAATGCATTTTATATATTATATAAATATATAATATTTATAATTAATCTTCTTTAGAATTTATTTCGGTTTCTGTATCGGTTTGCATTTCGGTGTTTAATGTTGGTTTATTTTCTAAGATTTCTTGCTTATTTAGTGTTATATTAATCCATGATCCTACAATAGTCCAAATAGCCATAAATTTAATTACAGAATTTTGCATAATCCATACAAGTCCAGTACAATAAGGCGTAGATGCCATAATCGGCGACAATAAAAATCCCCAAACACCAGTAGGTGCACAATGCATTGTATATAAATGTGCTGAAATATAATGAAGTATTATCCATACAAAATACATACCTACTGGCGTTGAAAAGTAAGTTACTACTGTATTAAACCTAATACTGATTAGTTTATCTTGAATATTTTTAAGGAAGTTCATTTTTATGATTTATGGTATATTAAGGTAATAATTCAATTTTTTATTATATTTACATAATATTTTTTTAATATTAAAAAATCTATACGTTTATTATAAAAATAAAAAATCAAGAATAATAATTACAGATTTGTTCTAAATAGTTGCGTAAAATAAGTATTATATATTTCATTAAAATATATAATGCAAAACGATGATTACTTAAAAAAGCAAATAATAACGTATCTCGGAAACAAACGTAAATTAATACATAATATAGAAGAAATAGTTAAGCGTATATATGATGAAAAAAATGCAAAATTAATAGTAGGTGATGGATTTTCCGGGTCGGGTGTAGTTTCTCGTATGTTAAAAAGATATTCAGAAGAATTATATGTAAATGATATATCTGATTATTCAAAAATATTAAATCATTGTTTTTTATCAAACATTTCTTCCCAATCTCTCCAAGAGTTAACTAACTTTATAAATGAAAGTAACAGTTATGTTGATTCAAAGTTAGAAAGTAAAGAAGAACTCAAAGAACCATGGGTTTCTAAACATTGGGCACCATGTGGAGAGATTACAGATAAAGATAGAGTTTATTTTACAGAAAACAATGGTAAACGAATAGACTGGTATTATAATTATATTCAAACAAAAGTACCAGATAGTTATAAACATTTTTTACATGCAATATTAATTGTACAATCTTCAATACATAATAATACATTAGGACAATTTTCGTCATTTTTAAAAGATGGAAATAATGATTATGGAAAATTCGGAGGAAAAAATGGAAATGATTTACAGCGTATATTAAGTGACATTAAAATGGAATTGCCTGTATATGAAAATCATAATTGTAAAGTATATATAGATCAATGTGATACGAATGAGTGGGCAAAAAAGAATAAGAAATATGATTTAGTGTATTATGATCCTCCATATAATAAACATCCATATTGTATTTACTATTTTTTATTAGATATGATTGCAAAGTGGGATACAAGTGCCATTATTCCAGATACAGTAAGAGGACAACCAAAAAATTGGAAAAGATCAAACTATAATAGTATAACAAATGCTAAAAACACATTTGAAGATTTAATTAAGAATACGAATTCTAATTATATACTAATTTCGTATAATAATACTGGAATTATTAACCCACAAGATATGAATCATATTTTAAGTAAATATGGAGAAGTGGAAAAAATAGAATTGGAACATAAAACGTATAATAGATACAAAGGTGTAAATGAAAAAAAAAGACAAAAAAAAGACGAAAAAATAAGTGAGTATTTATGGTTGTTAAAAAAAAGTTAATTACTATTACAATGGAAATAAATAATTTATATTTTTATAATATATGTTGAAAAATATAAATAATAAGCACTGGTATAATATGTTTTTCATATTATTTCTCTATTATATAGTTTGTAAAATGACTACAGAAATAGAGGGTTTTAATGATCAACAACAAATAGTATTAATGGGTGATAGTGTATTTGCAAATGATAAATATGTAAAATCAGGATATAGCGTATTTGACATATTACATAGAGAACATGAAAATGTATTATTATTAGCAAAAGATCATTCAACCGTAGAAGATTTGTTATATCAATTTAGTAATTTACCAGTAGAATATAATAATCCTTCAACTGTTATTTTTGTTTCAACTGGAGGAAATGATATATTACATTATTTTAAAAATCACGGTCATATAAAACAGGAAAAATTTATAGATAATTTATTCAGCGAATATAGAAATATATTAGATCAATTATACGCAGAATGGGGGTTAAAAGCTCGCGTGTTTCTATGTACAATATATTTCCCTAGAAAATCAACTTATAAAAAATATTATAATATGATTACGCTGTGGAATGAAAAGTTACGTACATATGCGAGTGAATATGAACATACCATTGTTCCTCTTGACAATTTGTTAAATAATGATAAATATTTTACACATGCAATTGAACCATCAGAACTAGGATCTGAAACGATAGTTAATAGAATATTAGAATATAGTTAAGCCTTCGGTGGTGCAAAGAATGATAAATATATATACACTAATCCGATAACAGATAAACAACCTAAACTCATATTCAGTGCTATTTTATAACCAAAATCGCTATAACCTGCAACAAAATCACTAAGTGTATGGCCAAATAAAGCACCATACAATGCGCCATGTGCACCATATCCTGTCAAATATTTATCTATATGAATTCCTAATATTGCCGAAATTGCAACAATTAGATTATCAATAAATCCAAAAATAAAACCTTTCATATATATTAATTACTATATAATATTTATTATCACGGCATAAATACCTATAAAATTGAAATTATAATATAAACAATAATTTATATTATAATAAACATGTCAGGAGAATATAAGGTATTTATTTATGTAAATGATTGTGGTAACCAGTTGCAACAATTTTATGAAGATAAGATTAAAAATCATAATAAGAAAATAAATGAAACAAATTTTCCCGATTCTGGATTTGATTTATTTTGTTTGAAGAATAATGTTATACAATATGGCGAAACATATACAATGGATACGGAAGTAGTATGTGCGGTATATAAAAATAATAAACCTAGTGCTTATTATTTATATCCTAGATCAAGTATTTCTAAAACACCTTTACGATTAGCAAATAGTGTAGGTATTATTGATAGTGGGTATAGAGGTAGTTTGATTGCCAAATTAAACAATACAGGATATTATAAAGATGGATTTAAAAATAAAGATTTTCAAACAAAAGATGGCGATAAATACGTGCAAATTTGTATGCCCGATTTATCGCCATTTACAATTACACTTGTTGATAATATAAATGATTTGGGATCTACTGAACGTGGAGATGGAGGGTTTGGATCAACTAATACCTAATTACAATGAATTAATAAATTCTTCGGGTGCCTTAAATATTAAACCATAATCAAAATTAATTAATTGTATTATACTTAATACAAATATCGCAATTTGCAAATGATGACTATCTCTTGGATCATCGTTTAATTTTATATTTTTCTGAAATGGATTAAATAATAATAATAAAAGAATATACATTAAAAATACAAAAGCGTGATGAAATATTTCTTTTCTTTTCTCTATTTTCTCTATTAATTCTTTTTTTGAGGTAAAATGTAAAATAATAGTATACCTCAATATACTTAGTGAAAATAGTACTTTGATAAATATAATGACATATAATAATGTCTTAATTATTTTTTGCATATATATATATTTACTATATAAAAAGTATATAGTAAATATAATTATTTTTTGAAATACAATATAAACATATACGAAAAATATACATATATGTCTAATTCAGATGAAATAACAGTTGTAGTAGAAATACCATATATGTCAAATGTAAAGTACGAGATTGAAGATAATAATTTATGTGTAGATCGTGTTTTACCAGTACCTATGATGTATCCTGGTAATTATGGGTTTATTCCAAACACATTAGCAGGAGACGGTGATGCAGTAGATGTATTAATTATTAATTCCACCGCATTTTTACCGATGTGTCGTGTAAAATGTAGAGTATTAGGTATGTTAGAAACTACAGATGAAAAAGGTCCTGATGAAAAGGTGATTGCTGTTCCTATTCATAAAGTAGAAAATACATTTGATGAATTGAATAATATAGAAGACGTGTCAAAAAATACATTAAATTATGTGGAGCATTTTTTTAAATATTATAAATGCAATGAAGAAGATAAATGGGTAAAAGTAGGTAATTTTATTAATAAAGAAGAAACATTAAAGTTCATTGAAAAATCTAAACTTTAAATGTCATAGTTTTTTTCATTCATAATATATTATTTACAGCATAATTCTAATACGTTGACTACGACGCAACGCATGTGATACAGGACTGATAGGGGTTTTACATACATTATTTGTAATTTTTTCTTCGTTTTGTTCCATCATTAATTGATATTTTTGTCGCATATCTTCTCGCGAAATTTGAAGACG